AGTGTCTGCGGAGATTGTGTAATGGTTGTCTCATAAACTTTTTCATCTGATTCTGGAAAAGGGTTCTCAGACATGGTGATGGGAATCGTTAATTCTCCATCAAAGATAATCTTCTGGATATCCATTGTTCCTGCATATCGTCCGATATATCGCTTCCCTGGTCTATCCGAAAATGTAAATACAATATCTCCTTTTCGAATATTAAAAAGAGCCGCCACTTGGGCGACTCTGTTGTGATAATCTATAGTTGAATCATCAGCCATAACGATGCATTCGAGGTTAAATGTTCGTGGTCCATAGGTACTGCCAAAGTCTAACGCTCCATCTCGATCTGCTAGTTCTAGTGTATTATCTTTTGTTGGGGGTAAAACAGGAATGTTATGAGATTTCAAACCTAACCCAATAGATGATAGTGGAACACCGTCTGCTGTAGCTACAATCAATTATTTCACCCCTGTTCTGGATTGCGCTCTGCGAACAAAATTATCTCTTTCGTTCCAATACACGCGTGCTGTGGACGAATCTTCAATATAAGTATCCCCTGAGAATGTTACGCTGGTCGTACTTGTATGCTGCGGATTCGAAGACCCTGACGCTGCTGGCATTGAAAATTGAGGCAGTGAATAGTTTATTGAAGGCATTTTAAATTCTGGCATCTTAAAAAGATTGTCATGCTGCTGTTCAGTGTAAAATCTCTCACCAACCTTAGCCTTTACAATAACTTCTTGCCCTTTGAAATCACCTTTGACTACACCACCGGTATGGAATGATTGCAATTTCCCAGTATCCTTTGTTATTCCATACAATTTACGTAATTCTTCATTTCTTGCCGTTAGCTTAGCCGCCTCCGTTGTATTTCCTGACGACTGCGCAGCTGTCCAAGCATCCTTATTGGCGTTGTACTCAATTAAATCTAAATCCTTCTTAGATGTACCCACTACTGATAAAGAGGCTGTGGATCCGCTCACAGTAGGTGTTAGTGCAGTAATAGAGCTCATCTTTGATTGATAGTCAGCAATAAACTGATCCAACTGAGCTAATATCTCAGCATTCTTCTCGGATTCCTTCAGTACTTGGATGTTTTTCATCAATTCCGCTCGATTGGCAGTATCGGAAGAAAAGTCCTCAAGTGCTTGGAGCAACTCATCGTAATGTGTTTTAGTAGCTTCGATGTCCTTGTCATAGGCTTCCTTCTTAGCGTCCTTTTCATCTTGAAGGGCTTGCTTCTGCTCTTCCAGGCTTCTCTTAGCTAAGGTGCGCTCATGATCGAGTTGCAACTTTTCAATGTCTTTTTGAACCTGTTTCCGTTCTGCGATTCCATCCGGTCCTACGGCTGAGGCAAGCAAAGCTAATCTAGCTTGCTTTTCTGATAGTGCACTCTCGTAGTCTTGGTCTTCATTTAATTCCTGTTGCTTACTAAGTAAATCATCAATAGCTTGGATCTCAGCATCCTTCGCAGCAACATAAGCATCCCGTTCTTCCTCTATTGCTTTAATAGCTGCGTTTTTAGAGGCTTCGATGCTCGTTTTATAATTTTTCGCCAACGTCTCAACGGCCTTAGTTTCGTCTTCAATCAGCTTCTGACGTAGTGCATAGACTTGTTCGTCCGCTTCCATCCGTTGATCTGTACCAACACGATAAATAGCCTGAATTTTCAACCAGTCCTGCAATTCACTTTCGGTAGTAGTCTGACCCATAGCCTTTCTATGGTTCAAATCCTTTTGAAAGTCAGAATATTGTTGCTCAAGCAAGCTTTTCTTTTGCTCGTAAATCAGCTTTTCTAACGCAAAGCTCTGCTCGGCAGTTCGATTTTTATCTTTTGCCATGCGTTCATAGGCTTGTAGTTCCATGGTGATGATATTAATCTTACTTTTTCCAGCCATCTCCATCTTAGTGGCTTCTTTATCAATCCATGTCTGGGAATTTTGGTAACGAAGCTCATTATATTTCACCGCCAGATCAAATACTTGTTTTTGAGCTTCCGCTTTCTGTTCTGTAGTTAAATAAGACTTCGACAACTCTTTATTATAAAAATTAAGTGATGTCTTCACCATTTCGATTTCTTGGAGATTTGCCTGTCTCATTTTTTCGATTTTTTTCTCAAGAATCGAAACATCTTCGTTGTACCTACTATCATTAAGTGCCTGAATGTCTCTAGTCCATTCTTTTAAGGCATCTTTATCTTCGGCGAGGTATTGCTTATGACGATTCTTAAGCCGCTCGTAACCAGAAATCTGTTGTTCTATGGACCAACCTTGCCGTTCTGCTACATACTGGAAGTTATCCATTTCCTCATCATATGCTTCCTTGCGTGCAGCAGCCGCTTCTTTTGCTGCCTTTTCTGCCTTTTCTGCATTTGATGATTTTGATTTATCCTTACTGCCACTTTTATCTTTAGAATTTTTACTAGAAGATACACCAAAGGATGGATCTTGATACATACTGCTAAGTGCAGCTATCTTATCATCGTAAACTTTAGCCGCTGTATCGTAATCATCAATAATGCTCTGAATTTCCGCTTCTGCTGCTGCTTGAGCAATACCCGCTTCTCTAAACTGTGATTTAAAGTATTTGAGATCGTCTCCAGTTTGAGTAACGTTATCTCCTGTGATAGCCTTACTACCATTTAACTGAGCCTTTAGCTGTGCCAAGCTCTTAATAGCATCTGCTTCAATTTGATAAGCAGATAATCTTTCGTCGGTAGCTACTTTTGTATTAAATGCTGACGATTTCTCAGAATTTAAGTCATCAATAGCTTTCTGGATTTTCATTTTCCGTAGATTGTTAACCGCATCCGTCTCAAATGACCATCCATCTGCAGTTTTATAAATCGCTGATGCAAGTTCAGGATATTTGTTAATTAGATCTGTAGCGTTTGAAGCATTTAAGGACTGACCTTTTGCCAGTTCATCTAGTACTCCGTTTAGTTCCGAAACCGTTTGACTATTTCCTTTGACTGTTGATGCCCATTCTTCTTGCGCTTTTATGAGGGCTTTAACTTCATCAGATAGTTCTTCTGTTGATGAGGAGGCAGAGTCCGTTGAATCTGAGTAACTCTCCATTGAATCCGCTGAATCTGCTGCAGCTGTGGCCAATCTACTATTCGCTGCTACACTTGCCTCTGTGACACCATTAAGGGCATCAATAGCTGATTTACTTGCATGGATTTTTTGCTCTTCTTGGGACAGTTCTGTTCCCAAAGAAATCATCTCATTGCCCCACATTTCCCGTAGGGTTTGCACTGTTTTTCCTAATACCTTATCAACTAAACTCAGGTCGCTCTCTGAAGCGTTTTTAATAGCGAGGTCAGTATAGGCAATCTCCTGCTCTAACTCTGCTTTTCGCTTCGTGGCAGCATCCAGATTCGCTTGTTCGACGATTTTGATACTCTCAGAATATCGCGTCTTCCATTCTTCAATTTTTAGAATATCCAGCTCTTTCGCATTACCAAGTTCATCCCATTGTGATACAAGACCAGGCATCGTGGCACTGAGTCGATCCATTACATTCGCCAGTTCTGATTTCGCAGCAGAAACTTCTTTGTCAGATTTAGTGTTATCGTCAACGATAGATTTCAGTTCGTCGTATCTAGCAACTAATTCAGCTGTTTTTCGATTCTGTTGCAGAGTCTCATCACTCACTTGACTTTGTGTACCTTTATAATAAGCCCATGCTGTTGTAGCAGCACCTATGACAACTGCAAGTCCTGCTAAAGCAGCACCTATTGGCGTGGCAATAAAAGCCTTTTGTGATACGTTAGCTGCATCGGTTGCAACCTTCATCCCAAGCATCCCTTTAGCCGCGGCAGCGACTCCTGTAACCAAAGAAACCAGAGTTTGTCCAGTCAGAATCCTGGCTCCCGTGTTTAAAACCGTAATCGCTCCACCTAACAAAAGAATCGATGTGACAGTATTTTTGATGGGCCCTGGTAGATGGTTAAACCCATCTAGTAAGATAGTGGCTTGGCCTACAATTAACTTTAATCCCCCAAGTAACCCGCTATCACCAATAGATATAATCAACTCATCCCAAGAAGCGCGTAATTGCTCAGATTGCTTTGTCAGTGTAGTCATTGTGAGGTTGTTTTCTCTTTGTGCTGATCCAAATGATTCCTCTGATACTTTAGCTACATCCATAACCTTACTATAGTTATTCATCAGAGCGATAAATCTAGACGCTTGATCCCCCCGAGCGATGGCTTGTGTAATCTCGCTACGTTCAACATCTGAGAGGTTATCCCACTGAGCTGCAATCTTACTAAGTAATTCTGGGAACTTCATCATATCGCCATTAGCTTGTCTCATCACTCCAACATACTTTTCTAGCTTGTCTACTGCTATAGGTCTACTGGAGAAGCTAATAAAGGATTTTATAGCATTACCAGCTACAGAACCAGAAAAACCAGCTTGATTCAGTGTAGTCAAATATCCGATAAGTTCGTCAATGTCCACTCCAGCGTTTTTAGCTGTAGCACCCACTCGGTTTATACCTTCTAAGAGCTTCTTAGATGTTGTTGGAAAGTTGTTGGAAACTTCATTGAGTTTATCAAGCAACTTTTCGGAGTCTTCAGCAGCCATCCCGTAGTTGAGAATTGCTCCTGTCATTAATTCTTGAGCCTGGGATGCACTTTGGAAGGATTGTTCAACGTTTTTAGCCATAAGTGCTGTTCTGGCCAGTTGTTCAGTTTGCTTCTCGTCAAAACCGTTCTGAGCGATGAGTGTATAAACACTCGCGACTTCTCGAAGTGCATACCCATATTCCTTGGCGCTGGATATCATGGAATCTTTGACATATCCAACGTCCGCGGATTCGCCCATGACCCGCTGCACGTTAACTAGTTCATATTCAAAGTCTTTGAGGAGACTGATTGCCTCAGTGGCTCCTCTCGTAAAGGCATAGTACAAAGTTCCTGTCATAGCAAACTGTGCGGCTGTACTCGTAATTCCGTTGATCTGAGTCTGTGTCTGAGTCAACGAACGGCGAATACGCTGTTCTTCTTGTAATGCCTTTTCGCGAACCTGTGTTTCTTTACGTTCTCTAGCCTGCAATGCATTCAACCAAAACTTCTCGTAGTTCGCTGCATATTTCTGAGATTGTTGACTTTCTCTCTCAGCTAATTGAGCTATTTTTTGCCGGATCGCTTGTTCCTGCATTAATACACGTTCTCGTGTACTATCTGTTCCTGTAGATGACGAACTTCCTGTTGTTAATTTGAGAGCACTAGCGGTGGCTTTATTCTGTAATGTTTCCATCCGTTTTTGATGTTCTCGCTCTTGTTGCTCAATAGCATCATATCTTTTTCTAATGATAGCTTCTTGTGCAGCCATTTTAGCATCAACTAATTTATTAGCTTGTTCCATCTGGATCTTCTTTGTCTGTATCAGCTCGGTTTGAGCTGTTCGTTGTTTAACAAGAGCTTCCGACTCAGCCATGATCTTCTTTCGCCGTTCCTCAGAAGTGAGGGCAAGTTTATTAGAAGCCGTTGCTAACGCTGTATAGTTTTTAGTGGTTACCGTAATTTCCTGATTTAGCACTTTAAAGGTTTCTGCGTTCCCTTTTACGCCTTGGTCAATCGCCTTAAATGCTGGGATCATTTTAGATGTATCTAAACTTATTCGAGCACCAACTACATCTTTGTTGTCTGCCATTGCCATCACCCCTTGATTGTTAAGGAAAATTTTCCTTTGCTACTGACACGTCTACATACAGAAAAAGAGGTCCCCGGCATCATGCGGAGACCTCTTTTTATTTTGGAAAGATACCTAAATCAGATAAATACTTTGCTTTCTTCGGCTTTTTGGTGATTTCTCCACCGTGAAGAGCAATTTGGAACTCTTGATTCCTCTTTCTAATTCTTTTGAGAGCGTATATTTTAGGGAAAGTCATGTTTTCCCATTCGCTATCTGGAATGCCTAGAGTTACACATAAGGCCCATGCATCAAGTAGTGTTTGTTCTCTTCCCTCTTCCGTCCCTTCGCTCTCGCTTTCTTCCTCAGCGTCCGGATCAGGAGGGAACGATTCCTCATAGAAATCGGGTAATGAGTTTTTCCAACTCCTCGATACCTTCGAAATCTACCTGATCATATTCTTCATCTGGCAGACTGCCTTCAAGAATAAGATTGAAAGATTCGCGATAGGCAGCTTCCATCTTCGGCCAGTCCACAGCTTCTCCTAGATCGGTTTCGACCCATGGTTCCCGGCCAATAGATACAGAAAATTGATAAGGTATGTTCTTCATAATTTTCCGAACCTGTCGTATAGTTCCAATAGTTCCAATTTTCACATTCTTAACAAGTCCTTCAGCCAGTCTGACTTCTGAACCTATATTTAATGTTTCATCGATTTGCTTTTGCACTGTTATTCCTCCTCAAAATAGATAATCCCCCGCTATAACAGCGAGGGACCGTCATTGTTAATTGTTGCTTCTAGTCTACGAAGATAATCGTTGCTGCAATACCTTCTGGATTATCTGGAGTGACATCTGGTTCCAAAACCTCCAGATTAAGAGTGCTTGTGCTAGGAGTCTTACGGGCAGCTCCAACATTCAGCGTACCGCCGCCTACAGCTTTGTATACCGTCAACTGCACCTGCACCGGTTGACCTGTTCGGTCATTTATCAATTCAAAACGGTGAACAAACTTAAATGGTTTAGGACGCCGTGTTCCTTTGAAGTTGCTGGATGTTCCTTGTTTGGACCATTTATAGGTCACAATCACATTTTTGTTCAAATTCCCTGTTGCAGATGTAATAACACCGTCCGCCGAAATTGCATATTGCTCAATGGTTGGTGTTGAAGCCACTCTTTCAAGCTTACTTAGCGTTCCATCTACCGCTTTAAGATAGACCTCGTCGCTATCCTTAACAAACGTACCACCAAAAGCTTCAATTCCTTCGATGGCATATCCAGTAGCACCGAGAATGCCCTCTTCGTTCTCATCGATTTCAACAGGACCTGTTTTTGTCTCTGCCCCTTGAGAAATCTCAGCAATTACAGCAGAATAACGCGGCAGCTCAATCGTGAGCACATCTTGCAAATCTTGTGCGGTCAAGTGAAATGCATAGCCGGACTGTCCACCAAATACCTTCGTCCAAGAGAACTGCGGTGCGAACATCACGCTGTTAATTTTTTCATCAATGTATCTTAGAGTCCCATCGTAATCTCTCATCCATATCTTACCGACTCCATCAAATACTAATGGTTCCTTCATTCGTGTATCCCTCCTTGGGTAATAAAAAAGGAACTGATCAGTTTATTTGATCAGTTCCCATAGTTTTAAATCAATTTCTTGAATTCGTTTGTAATCGTTCGTTTCTTTATATCCTTCAATCGGTTGCGTACCTCGCTCCATTAGTCCGAGCTTTTTAGCCAGCTTAACTTTTTCTTTCACAAGTTCCTCAAGCTCTGTCGGCTCTTTCTTAAGTTCGGGTTTCTCTGTCACCGTATCACCCCTTTTCCTTATTTCTATATTACTTCAATTACACTTTACAATCACGTTCATGCTTTATCCCTGCTTAATTAATACGGATATAGTCGATATCGTATATACCTTTATAACCCTTAACACCACTGATTCCTGTTGCAAAGTCGCCATCGTAGGCTAACACGCACAAAAATGAATGAAACTTAGGTTGAACAATCCGCCTATCATGCAAAAGTTCAAATGACCGCTCGAATAATAGCTTCGCCTCATAGCCAGTCTTACCGTAAAAGTCGATACAAAACTTACCTTGAAATACGAGTGGGTTTCGTCCGTATTGCCCCGGCATAATGTACTGGCAGATATGCGGTAAGGTTTCCTTTGTCACTACTATTTCAGGCTCTACACCTTTTGTGAAGCGAGTTGACATCTGTTCGCCATTAGCAGTTGGCGTAAGCTTGAGCATAGTCATGAACGCCGTGTCAGCCTTATGCGTGTTCTGAATAGCATCAATCAGATGAAGGCTCATGTCTTATCCTCCAAAAAGTACTTGTGGTATGGAAAGTTTTCAATTACCTCCGCAATCCCTTGTAGGATTCGGTTGCGGTTGGATTGTAATGCGATCCGTAGAAAATAGGTCGGTGGTGTTGGCTTAAACTTCGGGTCAATATCTCCGCGTTCTGCTAGCTCCTCCAGATCCACTCCAGCGTAGCCACCGCCTGAGAAACGCATCGTACCATCAATGCTTTTGTAATTACCCTGTCCACGCCCTACAACCACCTTACTGCTGCGTGATCTTAGTCGATTCCACGCATCAGAATTCATGTAAGTAACTAAACCGGGGTTTTGTGAGGCATCCGCCATTAAAGATCCCTTACCAAACTGTTCAAGCCATGCCTGCCAGTAATCTGCTGTAATATCTCCTGAAATCATCTGATTAGCGAGTACGAACATTTCCATTTGAAGTTTATCTCTTACTGCTGGATAGTATCGTATACCACCTTTGGCAGTCAGTAGGACAATCTTTGTTAACCCGGTAATTTGGAGAGACAGCTTGTGTTCTAAATCCTTAGACGCCCTTGTAGCATCATATCCGGTGATCATCGCACACTGTCCGATAACTGCACATGCAGTAGATTGGGGTATTTAACTACATCAACGACATCCACCTGATAAGCCTTGCCGTGGAGAATAACCTGATCTGGATGGATGGCGTCTTGAGGGTCTTTTATATCAACCGTTGTTTGTAATTGCAACGTGTATGTTGTGGAGGGCAGTAAGCCTGGATCGTCCTGACGTAGCAGCGCCGTGACGTATTGAGCAAACGCAATCACATTTTCTGCAATAGGTCTGTACTCTTCATCACCGATTTGATTGTCATTCTCGTCATATTCTCCGGAGTAACGATTGACTGTTATCGCTGCATTAGTCTTGATCAATGAGCAATATCGATCTTTCTCCGTGGTCAAACGTAAGGTTTGAACTAAGAAGGTATCGCCGTTTTCAATTAGGTCTCCCGGCTTAATCGACGAGGTTGGAGCAAACACTCCGTTGTACATGTATTCCTTACCGACAATCGTTGTTGCTCGGGTATCCCTGGAAAGTATAACCACATCCGGTTCTCCATTCACTGTACAAGGCGAATGGCGGTGAGCAAATTGTTTGAACATTAACAACGCCGCCTTTCCTTGTATCGTGTTGGACCAGCAACACCGAATATTGGTGCATCTGCTCCATGTATTGCCGTGGATATCAGATCAATTAATGCATAAGCATCGTCAATCAATTGGATACCGAATGCACGCCAGTCCACAACTTGATTCTCAATAGAGAAATCGAAGTCTTTCTTGGACTTGGCAATTCTGGCCGTCATGGATGGAGCTAGCATAGCAGCGACCATGCTTACAGCCGCTGCATATACATAGTTCCTATCATCATCAATCAGTTCAGCATAATCCGGAACTGCTGTAATAACCTTCGCTTCAGCTATGGGTAAAACAGAAAGAGCGTCTATGTCAGCATCGGATAATACATCCTCACCGACTCCTAGACGCCCTCTTATTTCCTCATGATACGTTTCCGTAGTGAGGATCTTATTTGCCATCACCGTCACCACCAGCAGCGCTGATAGCCTCTTTAAGCTCATCAGCATCCATTTTGGTGTAACCAGGAATCTTCAATTCCTTAGCAGCAGCTTTAAGTTCTTTGAACTCTCCATCTGCTTGGATCATTGCAATTTGTTCTTGTAGCTCCGCTTCTCGTGCTTTAGATTCTTCAAGTTGGACCTGAAGCTCTAGTTCGCGTTTGGAAGGATTATCACTGACAATTTCATTGCTATTTACGAAAATAGCCAGCAATTCACCCGTTGCTGCGTTCCGAACTTGTCTCTTTACAATATCAACAAGACCTTCGGGGGCATCAGTTACGATGTCCCCAGCATTATATTCCCCTACAGCATCAACCAACACTTTTACGATTGTCATGGTATGCCCCTCCCTTACGCCACTGTAGCAAAGATATGCCAGTTGACGTATTTCAGACGCGGTAGAACCGTTGCGCCGTTGATCACTTGCCACTGGTCAGGGTCACCCTTAATCAGTTTTGCCAGTGCAAACTTACCGGGATGTCCAGTGAAGATGTCTTCATAGTTATTAGGGCTGGTTACAAGATCCATCATGGAACCCGTCATGCCTTGTCCGATGATAATGCAAGCATTGTCCGGGATGAATGGATAAAAATTACCTGATTCGTCAATATAACCGCCATCGTAGACTTCGTATTGAAGGCCGTTCAATTGTTGGCCGATAATATCTGACAGCAATCCTGCTGTCACTACTTCTTTACCATAAGTGAACTTGATCAACTCACGAATTTTAGCATTTGCCTTCAGATAAATATCGATTTGTTTGTTGACTACGATCTTTACTGGCCGCGCCCCACTGCCACGGAACTTGAGAACCCAAAGATCAATGTCAGCAAGTGGATCAGCTGTGGCCACATTGCTCCAGAGCACAGCTGCAGTCGGCTTGTTATTGGACGGTACTCCATAATTAATAGTTCGTGCTGGCATTGTTGCCGTCGCTGGCACTACAAGGCTCCCAGTGAGCGACTGCCACCGCATCCATTCGAAACGTGTTTCAAGACGTTGATTAAGATTGACCATTCGTTCAACCATATAATCTTCGCCCCACGTTTGTTCCAAGCTTGTCCCTGGCTTACGGAGAATCGCAATTTTTTCACGATCGATAATAGCTTTTTCGCGCCATTCCTGGTTAGTAAAGCTCATATGTTTCACAACAGGTGCCGCGTGAATAGGTGATGGATCGTTGAGCCCGGTTGGTGGTGTCATGCCAGTGTCGTCATACGTGATATCATATTCGATTGTTAAACCAAGTTCCGGCTTGAAATCAACGCCATTGGTCAGGATCTGAGCTCCTCGGAAACTATTGATATCTGTCCGGATGTTTTGAACGACTTCGGTTAGGAAGTATGGATCAAGTACGTTTGCCATTAATGTTGTTCCCCCTTATACAAAGTAGCAAAGTTTCAGCGCTGTTTTAGCCGCTGCATCAATGCCGGTCAATTTGGATGATACGAAAATCCCTGCAATCCAAGCAGAAGCGCCGATATCGGTTATCGTTGTGTCTTGATCATTATCCAAGATGCACACAGCCGCTTGAGATCCGTCTGTTGCAGAAGAAACATAGGGAATATACTTCCCCGTGGCCGTTACCTTGCCAAGCACAGTTCCCTTTTTAATCACTCCGTTGCCTTGAGCCAGCAGTACACCACCCGGAAGTTTTGCTTGGAGATCCGTGGAAGCAAGTACCTCAGTGAATTCCTGAGTATAAATCGTGCCTGGACCCGGAGCACCATTATATTGTGCTGGATTCATATTAATTGTCCTCCTTCAGCAGATTGCCTCTGCCAGTGTTTTTGAGGGCTGCAATTGCAGCTGTTTTAGCTGCTTCTTTCTCAGCTGCCTGAAGTTGCTCTGGTGTCTTTTGAGCCGCTGCTTGCGCATTGGCAGGTGGTGTTCCATTGGCTGCACCGGCAGGAAGATCAGGGTTATCACCTTCGGTATGTCGTCCACCACCGCCCAATGCTGCCTGAGCCTGCGCTTCATAGGTTGCATTGATCTTTTCGATTTCAGATACCGGCAAGTGAGACAGCATAGCTTTCATGGTTTCAGTATTAAATGCTTCGCCCAGCGCCCTGACACCAGCGCCACAGGCCTGTTCTGTTACTTTAACTTTGTACGCCGCGCCATCAGCAGCTTGAGCACTCAAAGCCGTCAGTTTCGCCGGGATATCAGCGTCATTTTCAACACCCAATGCTGCTCGGACTTGTCCGAGTACACCATTTGCAGCCGCAAGTGCAGTTGCTTGTGTTTGTGATGCTGCCAAAGCAGCTTTTTGTTCATCTGTCACAGTGTCATCTCCTTTGGCCTGTGTTTCAGGCTCATTGTTTTTTTCTTGCTTGATTACAAATCCATCAAGCCCAGATTTTCCGCTAAAAGAATAAAAGACGCGTCCGCCACTTGGTAGTGACTTCGCATCTTCAGATAAAGATTCCCATTTGACACTTGATTGAGTTTCTGAGGTATTACTCATCCCTACTACTCCAGCACCAGGATAAGCTCCGTCAAAGACGAGTGAATTCTCCATGAGATCTCCGTCATTGATATCAACGGTACAAAGTTTAGTATCATACTCTCTACCACGAATGTGAGGACAATTCCCACCGAAATACTCCTGACCACAGATCGAACACGTCTGGCTGCTTACCGTGAAGCCAATTGAAGTATCAAAGATAGTTCCGGCATCAATACCATCTGCTATTTGGTCAATCTTGATATCTCCGACTTCTTGGCCGAGTTTCATGTAATGATCTGCGTACAGCGCCAGTTCATCCCCATCCGTCTGCAATCGACTTTCAAAGGTTCTTCCTATTGGAACTGTTAGAATACCAAGGTTAGCCCATGAGTGATCCAACAATAGTGATACGCCTGCTTTAGCTTGGACTGCCATTTTCCGCAAAAAGTTAGGAGTAAGGCGATAAAAACGATTAGGGATCATTTGATCACCTACAAGTTTTGCGGGAAAGACATAAGTTTCATCTTCCGTGAGTGGAACACGGGCAAGTTGATTGATTAATGCTAATTGCTCAGTTGTCGGTTTAGCCATTTACTAATTCTCACCTCCCTCTCGTAATGAACAATTAGATATTAGATCACCTCCGCGCTCATTAGCGCATCAGAATTATACTCTTTGTGGCCAATCCCATTTACCTCCATCTTGTCCTTGAACAACGTTTTGGTTGAAGAACATTCCCGTTGGATTAAGCACACACAAATCAACGCACGTTGCGTTATGAACCTGAGTAATGATCGCCGCTCTTGGTTCGCTTTTGTACTCACCACCTGGCGTACCATAACTAAAATAGTGAACCATACGTCCTACTGTTGGTTGCATATTGGTTATTCACCTCCATTCGGCGGAATCTGTTGATTCGGATCAGGCTTATACTTCTTTTCAAGGTCAGCAATCAGTTCAGGTGGAATTTTAGGATTAAGACCCATTATCCAACGAGCTTCCGTTGCTGCCTCTATAGTGGTGATGTAACGCTCTTTTTCAGCCAGCACGTAGTTATTAAGCTTCGCTCTCAGATCTCGCTCTCGCTCCATATCAGAACGCAAATCAATTGGAGCATAATCAGCTTCAACCTGTGTTTGCACTCCACGCACTCTTACTGCCATAGAAAAAGCCCGCTTCCAGAAACGTTTAGTTACGCTCCGGGCGGACTCTACAGACTTGATATATATTTGGGTATCCACTGAGCTGTATGTCTCTGTGGAACCTTGATGCCGGGATAACAGGGTGAGCAGCGTTTTAAGGCCTGTTGCCATTTGGGTATCAATGATGTCTATTAACTTCTTAATGTCGATCATCGGACCACTGTTTCCGCCCTTGAGGTATTCAATCTTTACACTATCCCAGTGGACTAAGGCGTCATCTGGATTGAGTGAGTTGAAATGGGTAAGCATCTCGTCCATTCGTTCCTTAAGCCACGCCTGTTGCGCTTTTGGGTCGTTCTTGATGCTTGAAGGTATATTCTTCAACATGATTTCCTCAAGCATTGAAATATCCAAGCGTGGATATCCTTGATTGTGAACGACTGCCTTGAGGTCTTGTAGTACCTGAAGGTGGAAGAATACAACTTGCAGTACCGGCAGGAATGGTGTTCGGCCATATGGATCATCAACCATTGGATCAAACTCTTCATAAATGAATGTCGGAGTATCGATCTTCTTGTACTGTCCAAACCATTCTTCACCGGTCTGCCTGCTGCCCGGGTTCTTGACGTATTGCCACGGTACCAGTCTGTTCGTGACCGGCTCCCTGCGGAACCAGATCAGTGCCGGATCAACCGGAACAATATCAATGACATCATTACATCGTTCATTCAGGACAACTTCGCCGGCACACGCCCCACGAACCATGATCATCATGCGTTGAATAGTGTCTAGCTTATCCAGGGACCGTCCGTGCTGGTAGCCAGGTGACGGCAATGGCGTTTCAAGCATTTCCTTAATTTCATCCAACGCCCTTTGTCCGGTCTTATCGTCGCTCCCCGACTTCTTCTTAGCTGTGAAGGTTAGCTCAGTGTCACCCATTCTGAGATAGGTGTATAACGCATGCGAAATGTCCGGGTGAACAGAGATAAGCAGCTCAAGCAGTTCTTCTGCTGTATGATTCTGTAATTTGGTCAAATCGATGTTATGGACGTTCTGGTACTTCTTCGGTAACCAGTTGAAGATACCCCAATTGTTTGAGTTACTGGTTACTGTTGATCTGCCTACACCCATCATCTGACGCTTTACGGATGCCGGAAGAACTGAATTTGCAAATGAATATATGACTTTATGATACCATTTCAAGTTTTCACCTCCTATAAATATATGAATTTAATTCAATTTATTGGAACAATAGATTTTGTTCATCGTATTACTGTTTATTCCAAATGAAAGAAGGTAAACAAAATGACAAAAGACAAGAAACCTCCAGTCCACACTGTACCCAATCCCGAAGGAGGTTGGGACAATAAGCAAGGTGGTAAGACTGTAAGCCACGGTGATACAAAGGCGGAAACAGAAAAGGCTGGTCGAGATAAAGCCAAGAAAGATTCTACTGAACACCGTATCCATAACAGAGATGGTAAAATTGCCAAATCTAATAGTTATGGTAACGACCCCAATCCGCCAAAGGATAAAAAATGAATCATTAAGCCGTCTACGATATTGTAGGCAGTTTTTATTTAGAGAAGCAAAAATAGAAGGCAGGAAAAGTTTCCTGACCTTCTGTATTCGTTCATACTTCTATGGATTAATAATATCATTGGTTTTATTCGGTGTTACTACGGAAATCACACTACAAGAGCGTAGCAAGAAAGGCTGTGATTTTCCCTTGTAATACAGAAGCCAGTAAACTTCCAGTTACACCTTCCGCTATGTTTCTGATAGACTTAAGCGCTTCTTTAATAATTCCTTGTTTTGGTTTTGGTGATTTAGCTTGTGATTCAAGAACTTCAATGTCAGATGCTAATTCATCTTTAATGGCTTGATCTTTTATTTCTTCAAGAAGTTTTTTTACATCTTCAATCACAGTCCCGAGTTCCAGTTGAATGACCTCTGACTGTATTACTTGTGACTGAGTCGATTCAATTGCCTTTTGTTGAAGTTGAGAATTAGTCATACTACCAATATTGTTAATAATAGTGTCGCCTGCTTTTGCTGCTCTATCTTTTTCTTCACTGTTGAACGTCATTCCTTCGCCCATTACCCCTGCCCCCTCAAGATCTAAAGTCCATTCTAAAATAATATTACGAACCTTATCTATTATTTTTTGAAATTGTGCAGTGGTCACATGGAGTGAAAATTGCAATTCTACCCCAGTTAATCTCATTAACTCAGACTGTATTTGAGGCGGATAATTAAAAAGTAGTACTTGGCTTTTTTTGCTATTTGCCATATTTACTTGGTCTTCGATTTCTGTGATAGGTATATCCAGCACTCTTTGTGTTATCAGTTCGTTGATTGACTGATTAAATACAGTTGGAATATACCCACTATAAGGATTGAAACCTTTAACCTCTCCGTAAACTTTTCGGTATTCTGGTACCGCAACACCTTCTTGATAATATCCATTTAGTTCAAGAGTAGCCCACTTATCTAACTCAGTTACTTGTAACTTTTTCGCAAGTGTGTAAGCTTTCCTCAATAAGATTGAAACTGATGTTTTTTGTTCATACGCTTCACGCTGTAATTCCAGCACCATTGACGACATCAATCTTCCTCCCACAAATGTGTTTTCTTTAATTCCTCTTTATTGTAACACCTCCAATACTAGGAAGCATCAGATTCCGGATTTAGTTTTTGGATACAAAAACAGAAAGTGAATATAAAAATCACCTTCTGTCCTTTTTGTTTTTTTGTCTTCTTCGTGTTTCCTCACGAGCCCTATATGCTGAGGATATCATCTAACTTTTTACTAAGAGCCATTTTTGCCATTCGATCTTTAAAAACTCCAAGTCCATAGACTTCCTGTAAATCATCAGTAACAATAGCTACATGCAAGAACTTAGAAGTACTGGCTATGGCTTTAAATGCTGGAATAGTGACTTCCCCTAAAGGAATTAGTATATTAAGTATCTTGTCTTGAGTTAAACCTCGCAATTCGACACCAATAATATTATGTTTCCCTTCGACATGAAACGCCATTGAACCTAAAGAATCACTTTCTCGTATGCTACTTCTAAATTCCTCGAAAAAAGTACGTTTTTGTTTTACAACGACCATTAATTGTTCTGCGTCAGCATCATATAATACCTTGCTGTTGCCTGTTTCAATGTCAACTGCTTGTTCTTTAAAGAAGTCCTCGTAAGTTTGCATATAATTCTCCTTTATTAGTGATTTTAGGATTATATCAAATAGTAAGTTTTCCCACTATGTGTTATGTCCTTTTTAAAGTTATGGCTCCTATGCTCGGGATCATAACATGTTTATTACTTGGTGGACGGCGTAATCTCATTTGATGGGCTATACCGTAGCCTAAGACTCTATCGTCCTTACAGCCTCCTAATGTCCCCTTGCCCATAGCTTGCGGCTTACCCGCTCTATTTCGGACAAATGTCTTCATTTCGCTGATTAGGTTAGCATCATTGATACGCCATACTCCCTCACGGATGCCTTCAATCATTGCATCCACTAGAATAGGGCGAGTAACTGTTGTTGTCGGCCATCCCGGTTTATTCTCATTCGTTCCAGCTTCAGCATTATAAGAATCGTGGTGGTACAGGTTCGGATAGAATGTCACGTTCAACAGCGTGTTAATGACACTGTGGCCCACGTTATTGGTTTCCACGCCAAGCAGCGCATCGCCATACATGCGGCCGACATAGTCCAATTGTTTTGCGTAGATATCCAGATCCATTTGTCCGTAGACTGCCGCAACATCCTCGCCGGTATCTGCATCTATTATATAGGCTGCTGAAGCATCGCCGCCTTCAAGACCTTCTGCAACGTCAGCTCCGATGCAATATTCTCTTTCAGGATCGAATTCGCTGAACATTTCGAATTCTCCGCGCTCGTCTTCAATGAACTTAACAGATGTCCAATCGTAACCTGTGCCTTCAATCGCTGGAGGAATAACAACAGAGTATTTGATTCCTTTTCTGGTATGCTTGGTCATCGCATCCAGTTTGTCTTGGTTAAATACTGTGCGACCTGTAACCAAGAACGCCTCTTCTGGTGTGGAAGGATACTCCTGACGAAACAGCTTCTCATCGCCTTCAAAGTCATTCCGGATTGTGTAGCGACGCCATTCTAATTGTTCATCATCGAGGCTGAACTTGGTTTTAAGCTTAATCTCTTCTTTTGTGAGAACGAAGTCAGCCGGTACCTTCATACGGTAATCTGGCATGTCAAACCATGGGAAGAACAGAGGGGTATAGTCGTTCTTCTCAGCTACTGCATTTTCCCACATCTCTTTATAAACTTCGATGCCATTAGCTGTAGATTCGATAATACCAACAGTGCGCGGTTCTTTTGACAACGCAGCAAACAGTGATGCCAGGTGTTTCTTTTTTCGATTCTCCGGCCAGAACGCCAACTCTGATATATGAAGGTAATGAATGGTCTCTGAACGGGCTAGAACGCGGTTCTCTGCTGACTGCACTGTAATCTTAGATTTAAGCCCCGGTTCCTTCTTACGATCAATGTCCTTCATTGCCGGGCTTTCAAACGTCAGGCGGCGGCTGTTATTCCGTTTCCGCATTGGTTTGATATGCTCGGGGATGTAGTCATAGTAAAGCCGGAACATGTCATAAAGGTTTTCCGATGCACTGGAGTCCTGGGCTACGATGAACGCGTTCTTAGCTTCTTGCAGCGAAGACAGATAGTAAATTATGGCTTCCGTGGTCGTGGAGAACCCCATCTGCCGCGCCTTCAAGATGATGATTCGCACCGGCTTGTTCATTTTAATCTGATCGAAGACAGTCTTTGCAAGCTTTTTCTGAGCTTCATTCATTGTGAGAGGTATAATTTCACCTTTCTTTGTCTTAATCCGTAGGAACTCAAAACAAAAGGCCTCAAAGTCGTCAAGGGAAACCTTGAGTTCTTTAAGGCCTGCTGGGTTATCTCTATATTCTGCTGACATCTTACGCTTCAGTTCTCCAGCTAGATCAATGTACATTAGGTCAGATACTTTTGCATCTCCAATAGATTCAGCTGCTTTACGGATCTGTTCATGCAGTTTAGCCAGCACATTTATTCACCGCCGCCTGTATAGAGCTTTTGCTGATCAATTAGTTGCTTCATACGTGGGTTGGCAGATATACGAATGATAGAACGGTCATAAGCTCCATCACTAGACTCCTCCTGGAATATTTCCATGAAAATGTTAATGTACTCTTGTACCAGCTCGAATTGGAACGCCTTCTCCCTTAATGCAACAAGGAATTTCATATTCTCGCGTACCTCACGGTTAAGCGATACAATTTCAACTACCTTTCGACGCAACTCCACTTCAAATGAATTCTGCCAGCCTTCAATAAAGCTCACGTAGTTGAACTCCTCACCGTCTTCCATGAGTTTATTAATGAGTTCATCCATCTCTTCTCTGAACAACTTCGGTAGATCGTCCACCAGTTCAAAACGATCAATGAGCCGTTTCGTCGCATCAAGGTTGGTTTGGATGATATCGATCTCCTGGTGGACAGTTTTAATCACTCGCCGCCGATCAGCTACGATAGCATCTTTCTTCTTGGCTTGTTCTGCTGTCCCCTTCTCTTTGACATACTTCGCTACAGCTGTATGTGAGACTTGCTCATTCGCCCATTCAGAACATTCTTCAGCGATCGCTCGTACAGTCTTACCGTTCCGCACGCCAGCCCACACAATTTCCTGACACCCTAATGTTTCAATCTTCGATGGTTTTGCCACTTAACATCCCCCTTTTCTTTTCTTGTAACGTTTGTAACGCGTTGTAACGCTTGTAATGGCATTTTGTAACGTTTGTGGCGTTACAGGTTTGAACGCATATAATGAAGCGCCTTATTCTATAAGGATTTATCTTGTAATTCTTGTAACGTTACAGAAGGCTTACAAGCAAACAATCGGTTAAGGAAAATTTTCCTGAACAAATAAAAAAACGCCCTTCATTGGCGCTGTCGGTTGTTGCCTATATGATTAGCTGTCCTTCATTGATCTGGAAGTTATCCAGGGTTATTCGATCATCATGTCTCCTTGCCCATGCCAACGCCCTTGGAACATCGAAATGACTGTTTCCATAGCAAGTGATCAGCACAACCTTTCCTTCGCGAATAGTGAATATCCACCAGGCATCATAGATTTTGATGAAATCTCCATCTCGTCTGTAGTCCCCTGCTGCTAATTGTTCACGTCCGGTATCCCGAATCTCTTCAAATGTCGCTGGTCCTACCCTCTCAGTGAATTGCTCGTGTGCATGAATAGTTAGCTCTAATCGCAATCCATTTAGTATCATTGTTATCTCTCCTTAAGTATAATTTTTTTTCATAGAAATAGAAAAAGCGCCCAAAGAGGCGCTACTTGATGAAGATATACTGGTTGTATGTACAATGTAACATGAATTTAATTCGAATTTACTACGTCAAAAGTCTATGAAAAGATAACTTTGCGATTTTCCTATTGATTATCGTAAGCCTGAATGAATCTCTCCCAATACTCTCGTTCAACAATATGTGTCCGCCCCTCAACCATAACACTCCGTTTCTTACGGTCAACTCCTCGCACTCGCCGAAGGTTGATATGTAGTTTATTGGATATACGTTGCATATCTGCTTTCTCCAATTCCTTAGGCATTAGCATTGCTGCTACACAATCTTCGTTTAGTATGCGGTAATTCCCATTTGCTGTAACAGCTAAAATCGTGTCGCTTGCTCCTCGCATCACCTTATTAATATCTTTTCCTTTGATTATTATGATTTGATCACTCCCAGTGGGAATAGCAAATATCTGTTCTTGCTTCTTAAGCCATCCTTTCATTACCTTCAGTAATGGATCAGAATTCATAGTTATTCCTCCGCTGATGTTTCAGAGAGTCTTCTATGCACAGCGGGAGTTATCCTCTTGGTAATTTATTCCTATGTACATTAAAAAGCGGTATCCCATCCAATGCCTCCAGGACATTGTCAGCATACCGCTCGTTTGTTTTGATGTAGGCAAGGATTCGCACCTTGCATGGTAAATTTAGCGGTATCTCGTTTCTGCCCGATATTGCTGAAGCTTCAGCGTCCTTTTACCGAAGGCCATTAGCTACACCGCTACATTGCGTCTACCTATTCCGTTACCACATCAATAAAAAAAGCACCCTAAGGTGCATTTATCTATCCAATATATTTTTTTTAATCTTTTCAACGTCATACTCAATGTTTTCTAGCGATTTTTTAAAAGCGTGAAGATTATCAGAGTTATTTTCAATGTTTTTCAGTCTGCTGTTTATTTCGGATAAATACTGAAGCATCTCTTCCGCCTGTCTTTCATTCACTTTCTCACCCCCGTTCTAATATGAAAGTTCGGCGTGAGAAAGCATTTCCCTTTTTTGGCAAGGAAACTTTTCCTGCTTTGCGAGCAGTACAACCATTTCCCCGAATTACCAGGTATTTAACAACCAATATCCCATATACAGGAATATCACTTTACAGATCAGCACGTTTTAGGCAAATTGCTTTACACGCAAAATGTAAAGCACTATGAATTCTGTTCATCCTTCACCGTTTTGCTCCAGCCACACTTACAGGTGCGTTCAAATGAGTTTTCATCAATGTTGATTGTTCCTTCACCTGCTCCAATATTTCCATTCCCACACTTTGGGCACTCAGCATACTTCTTTGAAAGCCTAATCGCCTCTGCGAACTTCATAGATATTACCTCCAAATTGCCAAACGCTTGGTAATATGAAAAAGCAACCGATGGCGCATATCTACAAGCCCATGTTCCAGAGCTTCCCTTAGCGTTTACCCTTAAAAAGGCCATCAATTGCCACTAAATAACGCTCATACAAACCGTGAGACGGATACGGTGATTTGCGCTCTTTACTGAGTCCAGCAGTTACGCTGAAAAGCTGAACCGCTAACGATTCGACCTCATACATAATATACCATATTCAAAACATAAAAACAGCCGATGGTGTTCAGACCTCCGGCTTCTCAGGCCATCCCCTTCACACATACCCCCTAGGCGGATCATCGACTGTTTTTATGGTGCGCCCATTTATCCGTGAGCACAAACGGTTTATTGTTGGGCGGTAATTTATAATATGCGGATACCGCTAATCCGCCATGCCCCGGCTTGGGTAACAATGTGCACCTTTAATGCTTCGGGGTATTCCCCTCTGTGCACTGTTCTCATAGGTTTGTCCGGTATTTATTGACGTATCCGGTTCACGTTCTCGATCCATATCTTTAGCCGCTGAGATCACGGTTGCCCAGGAGGTGTTCGGGTATGAGCTGCGGTGTGATGTCCCGTCACAGATTGCCGCAACCAGAAATGGAGTAGTACGGAAGCTCTCGCCTCGGTATCTTTATTATATTTGGGGCTTGTTGCTGATACGCTACGGAATTTAACCTTTATTATGATGATAGGTAAAAAAATACCGCTCAAGGTATCTACCCTTCGCGGCTGTTAAGCTGTCTCAATCCTATTTCACCTTCTTTATTTCTGCCAAGTCCATAATCGATTGTTACATAATCCAGAGTTCCGTTGAACAGCAGCGTGTTCGCAAGGGATGCAATAACCTTTCGTCTCTTTTCTGCAAATGTAGTAGCTTCTATCCCATAGGCAACGGTTTTATAACCCCTCCGCATGTACTCGACAGCATCTTTATATCGATATTTTCTTTCCCCTACAAATAGCAGTTGTACGATCTTATTTTCATGAGGATCAATAACGTTATTAGATGCGTGTGCTACTGCTTCCGTAACTCGTTTATAGAGTAGATAATTATTATGACGTGCTTCTTTAGCTATAAGTACGTTAGCTGGTAAATTAGACACTGGATCGCTAGTACTAAGACGTTTTACAGCTCCTTCTACTCCTGACATATCGAATTCATTCAATCCATTCTGAGATTTTTGGTTTAGTACAAATTCATAACTATCCACCAATCCCTTGATGGTTCGATAGATATTCAGTAACCAGATTGTTTTTCTAATATCTTCTGTATCTGCATCTTCAAAGAATTGTACTTGATAAACTTTAGAGATCAATTCAACATCATTTCTTGGATTAAACTCACTCTCTATTGCTGGTAATACCTCAATCATGGAAAATTCTCCTCTCTACGGCCGTCTTATATATTTACTGTCAGTATAGAGTGGATTTCATACGGTGTTACTACGGATAATTGGTCTTCTGTTATTCCGTAAGCTTCCCTGCCTCGGCGCTGGAATTCTTCAAAGTCTTCATCGAACAAGTTAAAATCACTAATATCATCGTTTGGCATTCTTCTTCACTTCCTTATGTTCATATGATGGTTGCAGAGTATAAATGCGACCGTCCATTTCGATTACTGTTGGAATGCCTTTCTTGCTCTTGATGGTCGTTATCTTCGCTTGATATACGTCCCCTAGTTTATTCTCAAAGGCGCCTTCCTCAATCAATCGCTCTAGTACCGGCTTAAGATAGCTCTGTTGTTGATCTCCGATCCAAGCTAGGAGTTTATTCGAATCTATTAGTCTCATAGTGTCTTGTTCCTCTCTTTATGGGGAGCAGATTATGTAAACCTGTATCGGCCCCCACTATGTTAGGTAATTCGGTCGAATCGGAGCCCTCCGGCCTATGATGTAGGTCTGATCTTCATACCGTTCTTTGACACCATGCCCCACACCCAATCAATGCAATGCTCGGCTGCTTCATTTCGTGTAATGGAATCCACTCCAGAATCCGCGATCATCTCCATAATTTCGCCCAACTTCTTAGCTTGTTCTTTACCGATTTCTACTGTTTGGCTCATATCCTCTTCTCCCCCTTATACCTCTAGTAGTTCTGGATTCTCGTAGATGTTGCCGATGATTTCGGTGTGTAACAGCTTTCCATCTGACTCCAAATGATGATATTTACTCGGATTTTTGGTGAACACCATGTACGCACAATGCTCCTGAACCCACTCTATTTCCCCTATACCAGTTGGATCACGCGGGATGTCTCCTGGGTAAATCTCCCGTTCGTTCTTGTCCTTTAATCCGGTATACTCCATTAGTTCGAAGTCCGACATCCTCAGTACGTGGTATCCCTTTCCGTCCATTTCCATGTATACGCCCAATACTTTAGTGTCGAAGTTGATCATTACCAGATTTTCGGGTTCGATCATAACGCCTTTCGGCTTATACCATGCTCTGTATTTCGGTACTCTGCTCAATCGGATCGTCTCCTTTGATTGGGGTCTCAGCCCCCTAAATGTCACCTGTATCAACGAATCTTTGCAGTATTTTGATTATTTCTTTAGCCTGATCCTGATTAATGTGCATCCTTGTACTCAGCAATACGCCCTCCGGTAAGGCATACGGAACCCAGCCCGTTCCACCTTGTGGTGTTTGACTTGCCATGATTTGCGGATTGGCATCACTGACTCCGATCCATATAGCATCCTCTGTAGCCAAGGAAGATTTCTGTATTGAGCATTTGTCTCCGTATAAATCCTCGAATTCTATAATGGCGAATCCTCTGTTTGTTTTTCCCGTTTGCATTGTCTCAGCCCCCTTATAAGTTCAGTACAGCCACCAGAGCTGCTTTACAGATTTCTTTACACATCAGTTGCCCATTCTATGGCGTCTAGGTTGGCAATGAGGGCAGATTTGCAGACCGCCTCAGGCACACCTTTGCTAACTGCTTGCCCACGTCCAATACGCACCTCGACTTCTTTCGCCAAATTGTTCATCTTCATATCCCACGACCAACCTGAGTCTTGCATGTGTTCCAGCACTTCCCATGCTGCGGATATGTCGGATGAATATAAAGGGACATCTCTATGAATTGTTCTGTCGTATTCCGGTAGGTAGTATCTAGGAAGTTGTAGTTGTGTATCTTCCACTAGATCCATACCAATTACTTTATCAGCCACTAGAGCATCCAGTTCCCGTCCCGGCTCCATCGCCAGTATCTCTTCCCTTGTGAGTGTCATTGGTTGTCACCGTCTTTATAAGTAATGACAACCTTATCGCCTTGGATTTCTACACTCACTAACTCGGCATTTGTGTCGATCCCGTTTTCATCCAGGAACAACGGTATGGGCACTATTACTTGCTGCTTGGTAAAGTTAAATTTCATTGGTTATCTCCTTCCTCAACCTCAAAGTAGTGCGTGATCAACTATCACGAGCGAATTATTTGGTATTACCTTGAACATTTCCTTAGCTTCGTTAAAGCTTTTGCCTTCTAAGCATTTGGCGAACAGGTGCAATGCTTCATCTTCGTGTACATGTCTGCCTTTGGCTGCGCGTAATTTCATGGAGTCTGTAAACCCTGCCAACTCAGCGATGTTCTTTTCATACACCGGCACAGCAGTTAGCTCTATAGGCGCATCACTGTGATTGATGAGTTCACCCTTAATCAAAGCATAGTAAGGTTCGTTGAATTCGTGATACATGATCTATTCGCCCTCCTTGGTTTTCAAATCCGGTCTGCACTCTGAACACCATTCATACCCTTTAACTGGCTTATTTCTCCCACAACGGGCACAAGACTCTTCGTTAAGCCAGTCTATCCCTTCCTTGGGTGCTGGGGTATCTGGGTAAAGGGTGCGTAACAGATTACTTACAGAAATGTACGCCGCGTTATCATCCGG